GGCTCTCATGCGCTATCAGGAAATGGTTTGGCGGGATAATTGACGAAAATTTGTCAGATGTTGAGTTTGATGGGCATTATTTTGGCGGTTGGGAGCGGGGTATTTAAAGGGTAGAGATTTTTACGTGCATCTTAACGGACGATGACAGAAGTTAAGGGAAAAAGCCGCATTTTCAGCCTCTAAACTCCCCTTCGTGCGCGCGCATTGACATCGCCTCTCAAAAAAGTCATCATATATAAAGAAAAGGAGCGATTTTGTCCAATGAAGATGTGATAGAAGACGAATTGCCGGAAGATATTCTTCCTCCCGCACCCCCGCCAAAGCCCCATAAGACCAAAAAAGCGCTACCAGATCGCCGTGAGCTCATAAATGAGACATGGCGCGAGCGAATGATGCAGCCAACAAAATTCGATGATTCAGCAAAAGGTGTGTTTTTGCAGCATTACGGCATGACCAAACGAATGAAGCATTCAGCGATGCAAGCCGGCGTTTGTTTTTATACGGTTAAGAAAGCAATGAAAGATGATGCGGTTTTCAAAAAAGCCGTGGATGAAATGGCCGAATACTATAAGGATCACATTCACGAGGTCCATGAAGGCCAAATGCTGGGGATCCCCGAGCCAATCATGGGTGGAAAGTTCAAAGATGTAGTTGTTGGTTGGAAAACTGTTTTCTTCAATAACAATCACATTGCCATGGAGCTCAAAAGAACCAATCCCGAATATAACGAGAAAACTCAAGTCGACATGAATGTGACTGGTGGTGTCCTGGTGGCCCCGGCCTCCATGCCTATGGAGGAATATATTCAGAAGAACGTCAAGATGATTTCTAAAGACGGTGAGACCAAAACAAACGAAGAAGATGCCTGAAGAACAATATATTGGCGAAGAAAAGGTTGGGTGGATGCCTCAAGAAGGCAGTCAAATCGACTTTATGCAGTGCCCATTCTTTGAAGTTTTGTTGGCCGGCAACCGCGGCGGCGGTAAGACAGATGCACTGATCATGGACTTTGCCCAAGATGTTGGTAAAGGTTATGGTGCTGACTGGACCGGCATTCTCTTCCGTCAAACATATCCGCAACTGCAGGATGTCATCAAGAAGTGCAAAAAATGGTTCTATAGAATCTTTCCCGGTGTGAAGTTCAACGAATCGACAACCACATGGACATGGCCCGGAGGCGAACGTTTGTTGTTACGCCAGTTCATGAGGGAAGGCGATTACTGGAATTTCCACGGTCATGAATACCCTTGGATCGGTTGGGAAGAACTCACAAACTGGGGCGATCCAACCGGATACAAATCAATGATGTCATGTTGCCGTTCATCATCCGAACATAAGAGCATGCCCAGAAAAGTGAGGGCGACAACAAACTCATATGGACCTGGTCACAATTGGATCAAGCACAGATTCCAATTGCCGAATTTTGGGTGCCTGATCGAGGGCTTGATCGATGAAGACGGCAATCAAGAGCGTGAAAGATTCGCCATTCAGAGCAGCCTTAATGAGAATAAAATTTTGCTTAAGGCTGACCCGAGTTATATGGCCTCAATCAGATCGTCAGCCAAAAATGAGGCCATGGTGCAGGCGTGGATTCACGGCAGTTGGGACATTGTGTCAGGTGGCATGTTCGATGATGTTTGGGTGTCCAAGGTTCATAAGTTAAGAAGATTCCCGATCCCCCTCAATTGGGAGATTCAGCGCACGCTAGACTGGGGAAGCGCAAGACCGTTCTCAGTGGGCTGGTGGGCAATATCTGACGGAAGCGATGTCTATGTTGATGGGAATGTCAGGTCAACTGTTCGCGGTGATGTATTCAGGATTTATGAATGGTACGGCTGGACCGGCGAGCCAAACACAGGCGTGAAACTGACGGCCGGCCAAGTGGCCAAGGGAATTATTGAGCGAGAGATCAAATGGGGCATTCAGCGCCGGGTGGAAGCGGGCCCAGCGGATAGCGCAATTTGGAATGTCGAGAGTGGCCCTTCCATTGGTGACGAATTGGCCGAAGATGTTCGATTAGATGATGGCAGTGTATATTCAGGGGCTTATTTTGTCAGAGCTGACAAGCGGCCTGGTTCACGAAAACAAGGTTGGGAGGCCATGAGGTCACGAATGCTCAATTCGATTCCAGTTCCCGGCGAGGTCAGAGAAAATCCTGGAATGTATATTTTTGATCACTGCATTCAGTTTTTGCGAACTGTTTTGGTGCTTACTCGGAGCGACAAAGACCCGGATGACATTAAAGAAAACGATGGTGAGGACCATATTGCGGATGAATCGCGGTATTTCATCCGCGGGACTTATGACGGCATTGAAGAGAGCACCACGGTTGGCATTTAAATTGTTATACTATTATTTAAAATTCAGAGAGGTTCCAGCATGAGTGTCCGTGAAGAACATCCCCAATATACAGCCGGTGTGCCTGAAATGATTAAGGTTCGTGATTGTTTTGAGGGTCAAGATCAGATCAAGGACAAAGACACCATATATCTTCCCGCAACAGCAGGTCAGGCCATTGACGGGAAAGCCACTGGATCAACTCAATCGAAGGGTGCCAAGGATTATGCTGCTTATAAACTGAGAGCGATTTTCCATGACTTTGTGAGAGATGCTGTTGAAACAGCCGTTGGAATTATGCATAGAAAACCAGCCGACATTGAGTTGCCGGCTTCTATGGAAGACCTGGTCGACAATGCCACGGTTCACAATGAGAGCCTTCAAGATTTGCTTAAAAACATTAATGTTGGCCAATTAATTGAAGGCCGCATTGGAATATTGGCAGACATGCCGAAAGTTCCAAAGGAAGGCCGCGAGAATCTGCCTTATATCGCTACTTATAATGGTATCTGCATAACCAATTGGGATGATGGATCCGATGAAGAACTGGTTGTTGGCTCTCTGAATCTGGTGGTGTTGAATGAATCTTCACCTGAGAGGCAAGATGATTTGTCTTGGGATGAGGTTGAAAAGTACCGTGTTTTGATTTACGGCATGATTGATCCCAATGAGCCTGAACAAACTGCAGTGTATCGAGTGGCCATTGTGGAACCTGAAAAGCAAGATGAGACAACGTTGACTTCACTTGCCAATGCAGATTTGATTGAGCCACAAATTCGAGGCAATACCCTTGATGAGATTCCCTTTGTATTTATCAACAGTCGTGACATTAATCCCGATGTTGATCAACCCCCACTTCTTGGCTTGGCGAATCTAGCCCTTGCAATTTATCGTCAAGAAGCTGATTATCAGCAAAGCCTTCACATGCAAAGTCAGGAAACGTTTGTCATCATTGGTGGCAAGAAGGGTGGTAAGGGCAAGAGTGGTAAGTCTGATGATGGCGTTCGTCTTGGTGCCGGTGCTTCGCTCAACTTGGATACAGATGGCGATGCAAAATATGTTGGTGTCAGTGCTAATGGTTTGTCTGAACAAAAAGACGCTCTTGAAAATAACAAGAAGCGTGCCGATGAAAAGGCTGGAAAACTTCTCGACACTCGGGGCAAGGCCAAAGAAAGCAACGAAGCCCTTGAAACTCGGATAGCAGCCGGCACGACCACCTTGGTTCAAATCGTCCAGGCAGGTGCGAAGGGTCTCGAAAAGCAACTCAAGCAGATTGCCAAGTGGATGGGTGCCAATGAAGACGAGGTCAAGGTCACTCCAAACATTGACTTTGAGGACATCAGGCTTGCTGCTATTGAGTTAGAAAGTTTCATGAAGGCGAAACTTCTTGGCGCTCCGCTTAGCCTTGAAACAATTCATCGCATTATGGCCGAGCGTGAATTGACTAATATGTCATTCGAGGATGAGGTTGATCTGCTCAATGAAGAATTCGAAGATGTGCCTGAAGGCCCTGCTCCCGGTGGCACAGGAGGTCAAGGGTCTGGCGCTGCAGGATAATTGGTAGCTGATGCCACCAATTGACCCAAACAGGCAAGTTCCCGGACCCGCCAAAACATCAAACGAACTATTCTTTGATGCCATGGTTCGCCATCAGATCTTTCTCCTAAGATTCAGTGGTAGCCTCAGAAACGGCACAATCGACATTCTCAACGCAACCGAAGAAGAATTGAATGCGGCCATTTTGAAAAGTGGCATTTCAGGTGACGAGACCGAAGACTTCATAAAATTAAAGAAGCTGCTCCAAGATGTCAAAGATGTCCGTGGCCCTGCGTGGGTGGAGATCGAACAGAAGCTCAGCACAGAGCTTGTCAATCTTGCTTTGAGTGAGCCTGCATTCGTGATCGCAGCCACCAAAACAGTGACACCAGTTATTCTTGATATGGATAGCCCAAGCCCAAAGGCCATTCGGGATGTTGTTCGGGCAAAGCCATTCGAAGGCAGGACTTTGAAGGAGTGGGCAGCAAAAATGGCTGCAGACGATTTGGCTCGAATCGAATCTCAAATAAAGATTGGCATGATTCAAGGCGAATCGATCGATGACATCTCAGCGCGAGTGGTGGGCACCCCTGTTCTAAAGGGAGCGGATGGCGTCACTCAAATGACACGCAACCAGGCGGCAACGATCACAAGGACTGCAGTCAATCACATTGCGAACCAGTCGCGGCGCTTGACGTTCGAGGAAAACAAGGATGTTTTCACATCAGAGCTGTATGTTGCAACGCTGGACGCTCGAACCACGCCAATCTGTCGGTCACTTGACGGTCAGTTGTTTGATGTTGGCGAAGGTCCAATTCCACCACTTCACTTTAATTGCCGGTCACTTCGAATTGCTGTGATCGATAACAATGAGTTGGTGAACAGGCCATTCAAGGCCTCGACTTCTCGTCAACTGCTTGACGAATTCACTGAAGCAAACAATTTGAAAAGGGTGAGAACCCGCGCCGATTTACCATTTGGCTTCAAAGGAAAATACGACTCGTTCAGCAAAAAGCGTGTCAGGGAGCTCATTGGAACGGTTCCGGGTAAGACTTCGTATCAAGAATGGTTGACCGGGCAATCAAAATCGTTTCAAATAGATGTTCTTGGCAAAACGAAGGCAAAGCTTTTCCGGGATGGCGGATTGAAGCTGCCGAAGTTTGTTAATCGACAGGGTGACGAATTGACTTTAGTCGAATTGGCAACGAAGCATAAAAAGGCTTTCAGGGATGCCGGTTTGGATCCTGAAGACTTTTTGGATTAGAAATGGAGCGATGATGTTTGACGAAGGCGAAGAGTGGAAGCGTGAGAAGTCACAGGCCCCTAAGTTTTATCTTCATCCAAAGGAAATTGAAAGCCTAATTTCTATTGACAAGAAATACGCTCACGACAAGAGCATTGTTTGCGTTGTCCCTGAACATAGGTTATTTGAATAATGCCCGACCACATCCCAAAAAGAAAAATGAAAAAACGCAAAGCAAAAACACAAAAAACCGCCGCAGAGAAAAAGCGTGATGAAGAGAGGCGCAAGAGGCGTGGACGATAAAGATCTAGAAGATGGTCAGCCTGAGAATTATTGCGTCACGCAAATCATGGAGTTGTTCTTAGGAATGGACGGAATGAATCATTGCATGTCTCTCGGGATTCTTGAATGCGTGAAGCAGAACATTTTTGAGATGATGGCCGTTTGCCAGGATGAAGAGGACGATGAAGACGGTTCGGAGTTTGAATAAGATTTGATAGCGCAGCACGGCGAGATAAAGAATGAAAGCAATAAACACACAGGTCGGTAAAAACATTAAGAGGAGAAGGAACTTATTGAGCCTTTCCCAGAAAGTTTTAGCTGATAAAGTAGACTTGAGCAGAGCGTCGATAGCCAATATAGAGGCAGGTAAGCAAGGTTTGAGTGTAAAGCAGTTGTTTATTTTTGCTAAGAGTTTGAAAACCAAGCCTGTTGTCCTGATAAGAAATTGTTAGGACAGGACTGGTCGCAGTCATTATATTTTTCGAACCGGAATGGTCCGGTTCAATGAAGCGCATGGGCGCTAGAAAAAGGAGAAAAGCATGCCACCACTACAGGTAGTTCATGACAAAATTGACGACATCCCGAAAACTACAGAGATTTGTACACCGAAGAAGACGGTCAATTCAAACTTACTGGTGTTGAAGGGCTCAAGACGCAGGGCGATATCGATCGCATTCAGGAAGGGTTGTCCAAAGAACGGAATGACCACAAAAAAACCAAAGAATCCCTTAAGGTTTGGGACGGCAAGAATTTCGATGAGATTATGGCGGAGCTTGACAAAATCGAAGAATACAAGCTTGGAGCCGAAGGTAAAATTGACGAAGAAAAGATGAAGACCATGGTTGAGGCCCGAATCAAAACGTTGATGGCACCTGTTGACCGGAAGCAAAAAGAACTTGATGACGAAAATGGCACCCTGAGAGAGAGGGTTTCCGGTTACGAAATTAAAGAGACGAAGTCCACGATTCAGTCAGCCGTGAGAAAAGCTAACACCGACAGCAAGATCGGAAAGATTGTCGATACTGCAATGGATGACGCTTTAATGCTTGCCGGCTCACTTTTTGAAGTAAATGAAGCTGGCCAAGTGATCACAAAAGAGAATGTTGGCGTTACCCCTGGAATTACTGCGGATGTATGGCTCGCTGAAATGGCGATAAAAAAGCCCCATTGGTATCCCGCAAGTGTGGGCAGCGGAGCTGATGGAGGCAAGGGTGGCGGTGGCATGGCCAAGAATCCATGGTCAAAAAACCACTGGAATCGCACGGAACAGGCCATATACTCAAAAACGCATGGCCAAGAAAAAGCGGCTCAAATGGCCAAAGCAGCTGGTTCCGATATCAAGGCAATAGAGGCTCCAAAATAAAAGACTTGCACAATAAATAATTTTTGTGCTATTATTGAACCGGTTGCTGAATGGTCAGTGGCCATAATCTGCTGAATGGTCAGCAACCGGTTTCTTTCACTCGGGTCATGGGATCTAGAAAAAGTAAATCAAAATTCATTAAATTTTGTATTTTTTTAGATAAAGGATTTTGCCATGAGCGAAACAAGAGTCAGCGACATCGTCGTTCCCGAAAATTTCACAAATTATATTCAGCAACACACAGAGCAGAAGTCGCGCCTCGTTCAATCTGGTGCCATGGTTCTGAACGGTGTTCTGAACGAGTTTTTGGCTGGTGGTGGTCTGTCCATCAACATCCCTTCTTTCAGAGATTTGGCCGACGATGCCGACAACGTCAGTGATGACGTAACTGGAAACTCGTCAACCGCAAACAAAATTGAAACAGGCCAAGAGATCGCGGTTCGATTGAGCCGTAACTCTTCATGGTCAAGCATGGACTTGACTGCTGCATTGGCAGGCCCCGATCCCCTTGCAGCTATTGAAGCGCTGGTTGGCGATTATTGGGTTCGTCGTCTTCAGGATGTGTTTGTTGCCACTATGGGCGGCATTTTCTTGGACAATGATACTGCCACAGACGCATTTCATGTTCAATTTGACCTGACCCATGATATTTCAGGCGGTGCTTTTATTGCTGGTGTGACTGATTTTTCTGCTGAGGCAATGATTCAGGCCCTTCTGACATCTGGTGATTCCCTTGAAAATCTGCGCATGATCATGATGCATTCCACTGTTTACGGAAAACTCTTGACCAATGACCTGATTGACTTCATTAAGGACTCAACTGGAACAACTCTCATTCCAACATTCCTTGGCCGTGAGGTTATTGTGGACGATGGCTTACCTTCTCCCTCTGCAGGCATTTTCGAAACTTGGGTTTTCGGTGCCAATGCAGTTCAGTGGGGTCAAGGTTCTCCCAAGGTGCCAACTGAAACTGATCGTGATCCTGAAAAGGGCAACGGCGGCGGGCAGGAAACCCTGTTCAACCGTGTTGAGTGGGCCATGCACCCTGAAGGTCATCAGTTCAACGCAGCTTCGACTGCAATTGGTGGCCCTGGAAACGGCACAGGTGTGAACAACCTGAATCATGCCGATTCTTGGCAGCGTGTCTTCACCGAGCGTAAGCAGATCAAGATCGCTCGTCTGATCAGTCGCGAATCTTAAGAACTAGAAATTGAAAAGGGGATGGCCTATGCCATCTCCCTTTTTTTTAATTTTCGACCAAAGGAAGCACCATGAAATCAAAATTGATTCGTCGCAGATACACTCGCAGAAGCAACTTCGCTCGTCTCAGAAAGATCAGAAGCGTGTATCGCAATTGGCTTGCTGCCCAGAACGTCCGGTTGGCGACGACTGGCGACCTTGAGGCATTCACTGCCTCTGCAGCTGTCAAGGCTTCAGAATCCCTGACATTCACAGGCAATGCTGTCGCAGAAGAACAAATTGTGATTGGTGGACAAATTTACACATTCAAAGATGCTTTGGCCGGTGGTGGCTTGGCAAATGAAATTCTCATTGGTGCGGCTGCTGACAACACCAAAGATAACATCGTCGCAGCCGTGAACAAAGCTGCTGGCGAAGGCACGACTTATGGCAATGGCACTCTTGAAAATGAATTGGTAGATGCCTCTGATGGCGGTCTGGATATCGTTGATGTGGATGCTGTTTTGAGTGGCGCGAACGGCAATGAGATTGCTGTCACCGAAACATTGACAGCTGGAAGCTGGGGA